GGGATACCTGGGCTCGAACCAGGGACATTTCGATTAACAGTCGAACGCTCTGCCAACTGAGCTATATCCCACTATATTTAATTGTAAGTTTTCTTCTTCCAAAACTGTGTCTTGTAAGATCTTATGATTCTAGCATACAGTGTAAAGTTTTTCTTGTCAAGTTCTTCTTGAGAAAACTTTTCAACTTTATTTGTCCAGTTTTCACGCTTAAATGGAAAGACCTGTACAAGCGGAGTTCCCTTTGGAATGATCAAGATATCTCTATCAAAGTCAAGCATTCTAAATGGAAACTGTACTGGCAGTGTATAGTCGTCTGTATCAACAACACCAGACATTACCCTAAATGGTAATTCATCTCTGTTTAATGGGTGCATAAACATGGTGCTATAACCCTTAGGAGTTTTAATCTGCCATTGTGGATTCCATTTAAATGCCCCGTCAAATGAGCCCATAGGAACTGGAAGACCAACCGTCTGCTCTGGTGCATGAATACTTAAATAACCAGGTGCATCAACAGACCAGTTAAATGATAGGTTGCCACCAGGCTGCTTCCTAACCTCAATGTCAAACTGGGTGGTAATAATATACCCCGTAGTTAGTGCATCGAGAAATGGAGAGCATCCCTTAATCGTTAGATTGGTTGGCCCCTTACCATTTGGAGTCATTCCATAGTCTTTTTCACCATTAAGGTGCAATGGCAGAGACTTGAACCACTCTGGTACATACTTAGATGCACTCTTTGGTGGCTCAAAGTATTTCTCTGCTATTTCGCTAGATGGTGTAAATACTATCTTCACTGTAGAATCTTGAAGACTGGCTGGCAAGGATCTCCGCCGTCTTCCCACTCTTGCATCTCTTCATCGGTCATGTATGGATCACCGTCATGCGTATTACAAAACGCTTCACTAATCCATCCACTGTCGATTCCAAGTTGTACCCACTCATGAAATTCCATTAGAAGTCCCAATCTTCATCTTCGGTAGCTTCGTGCTTACCAATTACATAGGAGGAGCCTGATCCTGAGAAGAAGTCGTGGTTCTCGTCAGCATTAGGTGACAAGGATGAAAGAATAGATGGGTTAACATCACAAACATCCTTGGGGAACAGGGCATCAAAACCTAGGTTCATGAGTGCCTTGTTGGCGTTGTAGTGTAGGAACTTCTTGACATCTGCTGTCAATCCAATACCGTCATACAAGTCTGCAGTGTATTTAATTTCATTATCATACAGCTCCATAAGCAAAGAGTATGCATAGTCGTGCAGCTCTTCCTTGCGTGCCTCTGAGGACTCGTTGTATGCCTGCTGGAACTTATACCCGATGTAATAGCCATGAACAGCCTCGTCACGGATAATAAGTCTAATCAAATCAGCAGTGTTTGTTAGCTTAGCACGAGAAGACCAATACATAGGAAGGTAGAATCCTGAATAAAAAAGAAATGATTCAAGTAGTGTTGATGCAATCTTCTTCTTCTCAGGGTCCTCTCCGTGGTAATTGGCAAGTATGATCTCCGCCTTCTTCTGTAGATACGGATTGTCCTCAGACCATCTGAACGCTTCATCGATTTCTGCTGTTGAACAGAGCGTTGAAAATACGCTAGAGTAACTTTTAGCGTGAACAGATTCCATAAAAGCAATATTAGTAATAACCGCTTCTTCATGTTGTGTACGACTATCTCCAATAATACTCATGGAGCCTACGGTACCCTGGATCGTATCCAGCATGGTAAGACCTGTAAAGGCTCTCATTGTTAGTTGCTGCTCGTCTGGGTGCAGCGTTGCCCAAGACTGAATGTCATTAGAGAGTGGAATCTTTTCTGGTAGCCAGAAGTTAGACGTGAGTCTATTCCAGACCTCTAAATCAATTTGGTCTTCAATCTTATTCCAGTTAACTGGTCTTGTAATCATTTTTCCCATACTTCCTTTATAGCATACATGATACGCATCCGTCAACCTCTGTACCATCTAGGGCCATCTGTCGAATACGGATATAGTAAATAGTCTTAATGCCCTTACGCCATGCATAGATCTGTGCACGGTTGACATCACGTGTAGTAGCTGTATCCTTGAAGAACAGCGTGAGAGACAGTCCCTGGTCTACGTGCTGTGTTGCGGCTGCGTAGGTATCGATGATTGCCTCTGGTCCAATCTCGTAGGCATCCTTAAAGTACTCAAGATTATCATTGGTAAGGAAAGGTGCAGGGTAGTAGACTCGACCAAGCTTTCCTTCCTTACGAATTTCAATCTGAGAAGCAATAGGGTGAATAGAGCTAGTAGAGTTATTAATATAACTAATGGACCCAGTTGGAGGTACCGCCTGGAGGTTCTGGTTGTATAGCCCATGCTTCTTAACAAACTTAGCAAGGTTCTCCCAATCATGTTGTGTTGGAATGTCAATGCCTGAATCCTTAAATAGTTTAGCTACCTTTGGAGTTGCTGGCTTCCATTCCTGGTTGATGTACTTATCAAAGAACTCACCAGTAGCATACTTAGAGTTTTCAAAGTTATCGAATGTCTCACCTGTCTCCTTAGCCATTGTGGCAGAAGCCTTGATGGCGTGGAATAGGATTGAGTAGAAGTAGATATTGGTAAAGTCAATACCCTCCTCGGATCCATAGTGAATCTTTTCCTTACCAAGGTATCCATGAAGGTTCATCTGGCCAAGGCCAATAGCACGTGACTTACGGTTTCCCTCTGCAATAGACATCACAGACTCAATGTAAGACATGTCTGCAACGCTTGTGAGGGCACGCACAGCGACCTCTACAGTCTTGCTGAAGTCTGGTGACTCCATAACCTTTGCGATGTTTAATGATCCTAGGTTACATGAGATGTCCTTACCAATTTCCTTATAGCTTAGGTCAGCGTTGTAGGTGGATGGCGATGATACCTGCAGAATCTCAGAGCACAAGTTAGACATGTTGATTCGACCCTCAATAGGGTTAGCCTCGTTTACTGTGTCTTCATACACAATGTATGGGTAGCCAGACTCAAACTGAAGTTCTGCAATGCGTTCAAAAAGAACACGAGCCTTCATCTTGGTCTTCTTAATCTCTGGGTTATCGACAAGCTCCTGGTACATCTCTGTAATGGAAATGTCTGCCATTGGCTTGCCATAGACACGCTCAATGTCGTATGGTGAGAACATGTACATGTCTGCGTTATCCTTAGCCAACTCAAGAGTGATGTTAGGAATAACAAGACCAATACTTAGAGTCTTGATACGAATCTTCTCGTCAGCATTCTCACGCTTAGTGTCAAGGAATGACATGACATCTGGGTGGTGTACGTTAAGGTATACAGCACCAGCACCCTGACGTGCACCTAGCTGGTTTGCATAAGAGAATGAGTCTTCAAGTAGTTTCATTACTGGTAGTACACCAGAGGACTGGTTTTCAATCTTCTTGATCGGTGCCCCAGCTTCTCGCAGGTTAGTTAGGTTAAGGGCAACACCGCCACCACGCTTAGATAGCTGTAGTGAGGAGTTGATTGCACGAGCAATTGATTCCATGTTGTCCTCAATACGGAGAAGGAAGCAAGACACGAACTCACCTCGCTGTGCTTTACCAGCATTAAGGAACGTAGGAGTAGCTGGCTGAAATCGTCCAGAGATAATCTCGTCTACTAGATGTGTTGCAAGCTTCTTATCTCCACGTGCAAGCATGAGGGCATTCATTACAACACGGTCTTCAAATCGCTCTAGGTAGCGGCTACCGTCAAATGTCTTAAGTGCATAGCCAGTGTAGAACTTGTATGCTCCTAGGAATGCCTCAAAGCGGAACTTTACATTATATGCCTGCTGAAAGCGTTGCTTGATGAATGGGAAGTCATACTGATCCAGAATGGACTTATCATAGTATTCATTCTCAACAAGATAGTCAAGCTTCTCGTCAAGGGTGTGAAAGAACACCGTATTCTGATTAACGTGATCGAGGAAATAAGCTTTTGCAGCTTCCTTGTCTTTGTCAAATTGGATCTTGCCGTCTGGACCATATAGGTTAAGCATGGCGTTTAGCTCATGATAGCTGTAGTTGCTCATTTAGTTCCCTCATTTTTGTTTTAACTAGTTCTACATCTTCTGGAGTTCCCAGAAGTTCCACCTTTGCCAGGAGTGGAGTACCTGTTTTGTTAGTGATTATGTAAGCTGCCTTACAATAGTGGTCACCAAAGTTTGTATTTCCAAAGCCCACAACGCCACGTAGTAAATCTCTATTAGATCTAACATTAAGAAATTTGGCTACTGCCCTGGGGACAGCATACTCCCCGTCGCCACCACCATAAGTGGGTACAAAGAGAACATACTCTTTGCTTGCTAGGGGGAGTTGTAGGACACTAAAAGTATTCTCATACCCAAGTTTTTCCACAAAACGTTTTGTATTTCCAGAACGATTTGAGTAGTAAACAATGTCTAGAGACAATCATACCACCCGTTCTTAAATCATTTTAAAGCTGTCGAGGTAATCTCGGACATCATCTGGAATCTCTTTGGGTTTCAATCGTATCACATTATTCTCGTCAAGTCCATAGTTCATTTCAGTCTTTGGACGATCTCTAAACGTATGGATTTCTACCTCACCAAAGTTATCCTTAGGTGTGTGAGAGATGGCACCAAAGATAGCACCACAGACAGCATCCGCAAGGTCCTTAGACTTCTTGCGTGGGTGGTCTACCCTAGTTTGCTTAACAATCTTAAGCTCTGTTAACTCTTCAAACAATAGGTCAATGGCAGGCATAACCAGTCGCTCTTCATAAACAAGCATTGCCATATCTTCGTAGTGCTTCTTGGCAACCGAGACAGTTTCAGTTCTCATGCCAACCTGCTTGAGCTCATTCTGAATATCAAAAGACTGCCAACGGTCAAAGCTAACCATGCCAATGTCAAAGCCTAGACGACGTAGGTTCTGAATCCACTGCTTAACTTCTGATAGGTTAACTGGTCCTTCTACCTTTGGTTCCCACCATGCTACTGCATCTACCACTACAATTGGTGCAACCTGATTGTAGTCCTTGATGACCTGAATGTCTACCCACTTTTCTACGTGAGCAATTGCTACCGCACACTTATCGTGAAGCTGTGCAAGGTCGGCATGCACAAAGTATTTCTTAGTTGGGTCTGGCTTGAATGTTGCATCAAAGCGTCTGTTGCTATCCAGTGGGTTACGTATAGACATACAGTCTTGCACCTTGTCACGCTGCTTAAAGAACGCATCAGACATATACGTAGGGACACATGCAAAACGCTGCATAGCATCACCTAGGTCAGTATAGAATGCGAGCTTAAAATCGTCTACGCTACGTGTAGGATTGACTACCCACGTAGGACGCTTAATAGCAAACATTCCTGGATACTTATACGAGACAATGGTATCTTCATCCCAGCTAATCTCTAGACTATTTCCTTCCATGTCTTCTGGAAGATCTGGATTCATAATAAACTTATGAGTCTTTGTAATGACATCCTTGTCTAGGATTACATCGTCATACCGCTGGGAGATAAAGTCTCCAGGGAAACGTGGGAACGATAGGAGTGCTACCTTACCTAGGTCTGGGAAACGTGAGTCTACAGATGCACGGAAGGCCTTGTAGATGTTATCAGCAGTCTTACCCTGCTCATTACCAGTTCCAACCTCAGTAGCAAAACCAGAGATCTCGTCAAGAACTGCCATCAAAAGGTTAAGACCCTCGTGTGACTCTCGTTCAGAGTGACCAGAGTAAACTGTAATTGCATGGTCAAACTCAATAGAGTCTGCCTTAGCGTAGAACTTACCAGCAAACCATGGCGACTTTTCGATCTTGGTCTTAAAACCCTTAAAGAACACGTTCTTGGCCTGCTGTGCGTTGATAGCCACGTTAATAATATCGATAGCATCGCCAGATGGCTTACCGTAGTATCTAGCTGGATCTTTAAGGCATAGAAGCTTATACACTACATATGCACACGCTACTGTAGATACGAAGTCCTTACCGCTACCCTTGCCAAGCTGTAGGATTAGCTCATTCTTTGTATACTTCTTGTAGTATGCAGTACCCTCTGCAGTACCCATAATGGCCTGTAGGTCTTCTATCTTATAGATCTGACTCATAGCCTGTACGATATCATACTGAATTTCAGAAAGGTTTGGCTGCCCTAGGAAGTCTACACCCTCTACAAATGTCTTTACATCTACTGGGATCTCTGCAAAAGGACTATCTTGTAGTGCCTCTAAAAAGTCATCAAACATCGTGGACTACCGTAATTACTTCCTGGTCCTTTGATACTGCTGAGAGTCTACGCATAATCTTGTCACGGACTTCTGGGTGCTCAGATGCAATATCCTTGAGAATGCCAACAAGAACCTGCTGACGGTTTTCAATCTCAATCATCTCTTCTGCAAGCTCCTTGTTCTCAAGAAGACCAGCCTTCTGCAGCATATCAATACGGCGTGACTCGATGTCAAGAACGAGCTTAATTGCCGTAGTCTTTGCTCCTAGGTTTGCAGTAGTTGTTGCATCATCGATGACCTCATATGCTTGACCAATTAGTTTGTTATAGTGAGTATCTGCAGCAACCAGTGCCTCACGTGCACGCTCACGGATAGCAGCATTGTTAGAAGCCATAACCTTCCACTCGTCCAGATAGGCGACAACCTTCTGTCGTGGAAGAGAAAGCTCCTTAGAAATCTTTGTTGGATCGTTGCCCTCTAAATACTTAGCAACGACCTGGTTCATCTGGTCTAGATGTTCAACTAGCTGTGCTTCTGACACGCTTGCTCCTCTTCTTAGGGATACGCTTAATGCGATCGATTGGGAATGCTCTCATTACCCCAGCTTTGCCACGGAACATCTCAAAGCATTCTACGTAAGTCTTACCATTTTCAGTGTTAGTAACTAAATGGTCAAACTTAAACGTAACACCCCACTCACCAATGCCGTAGCTATTCTTACCTTTAATCTTAAACATGTCTCCACGCTCAATAGTAAATCCGTCTGGGAGTAGTACAGAGTCTTCACGTGAATACTTCTGTGCAATTTCAGGAAGTACAAACTTCTTTGGCCTAGCCATTACATGTTCTCCAAACGGTTGATTTCATCACTAATATAAAAGATTGCCTTCTTGAGGTCTTCAATAGTCTTCTGTTCATCCTTGAGGCCAGCACGCCATAGGTACTTAATTGCATTACCAATATTAAAGTTACGGTGACGAGTAATCTCAATTGCCTCTACACCAGATGGATCAGATGTGTAGTGCTTTGGGTGATTGACCATGTCATTACCCTTTTCGTGTAGGCCACGGAGAATGTCCTGTTGCTCTTGGGCAATAAGTGCCTCTTCAAGTTTTCTATTACTCATCTCTTACTCTTTCTTAATCCAAATTTTGCCAAATAAACATATATGGTTTCTACGCTAGTTCCGCACTCCTTAGCAATTGCCTCTGGTGTTTTGCGGTCTACGTGAAAGCGTTTGCGTAGCCATGCTTCGTTAGTATAAAGTTTAGCAGCCATTGCACTCCTTGTCAACCAAGCTTATCCCAATTAAATATTGCGTAGTGCCCAATTCCTATGGCATCAGCAACATCGTTATCGGATACGCTCTTCTTATATCTATCATTAACAAACTTAATAGTTCTTAGTTTGCGAAACTCACGTTCCTTGTTCTTGTACCAGGCATCAGACTTACCAGGATTCTCATTACGAATAACCTGCTTCTCTGGCGTTGTAAGCCTACCGTTCTTAATGAATGTTTGCCATGCAATAGGATTAGTAGACTTGATTGTCTTTACCCCCGAAATGGACATGGCTCCCAGGATTGCTCCCTGTACCAGTGCTAGATCAGCAGCGGTCTTAGGACTGTTCATAAAAACAGTGTGCTCAATAACTACCGTTTCCATGTCGCCGTAGTAATTAAAGAAGTCACGAACTACCTGAGAGGCCTGTTGTACCTTTTCATAATTTGTCTTACCAGCCCAAGATATCTTTCCATAACTAGTTAAGTTATCATTGGACCATACAGCAAATGCAATGCTTGTGCTGTTTGCATCAATTGAAACAAACTTACTTGTCTTTTCCATTTGCCATACCCTTTATTTCTTTTAGAGCTTTTGTAACATCTCCTGGATTCACAATACAACCAGAGCATAGCTGCTCGTCGTTATATGCCGACAGGGGCTTAGAGCATGACTTGCACGTTCTAGTCTTGCCTATAAGCCTGTTACGCTTGGTGATCGCATAACGTTGTGCTATCTTTTCTTTTGTTGCAGATTCTCTGCATTCATCAGAACAGTAAATTTGATATGGCACACGTGGGCTAAAGCTAGCGTCACACCATTGACAGTTTTTCATCTATTGGCTCCAAAGAGTTAATTCTAATCTCTCCCTTGCCAGCATCTGCACATACCTTTGATAGAGGGCATGACTTGCAAATTTTTGAGTTGGATCTGTACACCTTTTCTGGAAGAACTTTATCCTCCCAGGCCTTGCGTACTGTTCTCATCCAGTCAAACGCATTGTTTACCCACTTAATATAGTAGTCATTGATTTCCACAGGAATAACCAATAGTTCATGGTTGTTCTTGTTTTCATAAATGAGTACTGCTTTCTTCTTCTGAAGAATCTTCATATAGATAAGCAACTGAACCAGGTGTCCAGTCTTTGGCTTACGATTATTCTTCCGATACTCGAAGCCTTCATTCATCATAGTCTTAATTTCACCAAGCAGAGGTTCTCCCTGCCAGTCTAGGATTACGTCACCGTAGCCAAAGATAGGTGGATCGTTACTAACAATCTTAAATTCTGAGTCAATAAGGATACCTGCATCTCCCATAGCCTTCTGGATACGCTCGTGAGAGAGTGTACCATTGGTCATGTTAGCACCTGCAAATGCATCTGCGTTATCTTCAAATGTACCGCCTTCAAAGGCCAGGTACCAATAGCGTGCACACTCGCCGTGACCATATGCAATAGTAGAAGGAGCAAAGCTCTTCTTCTGCTGGTGCTTTGGACCACGATTAGCAATGTATCCATGCTGAATCTTTTCAATAAGACCGTTTACATCGAATGCATCGGCCAGCTTTGCTTCTGCTGGCTTTTCCATTACCTGCTGTAGTAAATTTTTCATAATAATAATTAGCGAGTAATATACTTTAGTGCTGATACGAGGTTGTTTACAGCCTCAGCAGCAGTATAGTATATGTTCTTCTTCGCCCGATCTCCCTTATCTACGTTAGTCAACCAAGTTGCCTTAAATGACATCTTAGCGGCAATTGCCTGTAGCCTAACAATTTCAACTGTCGCAACGTTTAATGGGATATCTGGTTTAATAATCAGTTTTGCAATCATTGTTAGAGCAGCCGTAAGCTCCTCGTCTTCCATAAAGTCTGCAATATCTGACAGACCATTAATCATTTCTAGAGTTGTTTTGTTTTCTACTTGTGTTTCCATCACCTTAGTATATCACTTTCCCCTAGATACCGCTAGTTTTGCTAGTAAGAATACTCTTGCTTGACTTGACCCACTTACCACAGTCATCACACTGGAACTTATCGTATGAGCCTGTAGTGCCTACGTAGACACCCTTTGCAGAGAGATTCTGTGAACCACAGTTTGGACATGCATCATCGATGTTCTCGTACATACCCACAGTTGGGTGAGAATTAATCCATGGAAGAAGCTTCTCGTATAGATCAATAAGTAGATTAACATCCTGGATCTGATACTTCTTCATCTCAGCCCATGCCTTTTTGTCACCAGCCATACACTTGATCCATAGGTCAAAGCCTGAGTGCTCTACCTTTGCTCCAACGCCAAGACGCTGTGCAACATAGTCAAGCTTATTAGATGGGAACTTGAACTGTGACTTTACAACTGACATCAGGTCAATGTCTTTTGTAGGTGAGTGTGGAAGCATTCCTGCCTCTAGGAACTCACGCTTGAGGTGCTTGACATCAAATGCAGCAGAGTTCCAGCCTACTACGGCATCTGCTTCATCCATGAGTCGGTGAATCTCATTAAGCATTTCCTGCTTACCATCGTGATGTACCGACTTAAAGATTACCTTCTTCTGACCATACCAACGTGCACCAAAGCACATGACCTCCGTAGAGGCTAGGATTTGCTTTAGTGAGATGTTCTGGTCCCACAAGCCCCAGGTATGTGCTGTCATAGGTGTTGTTTCTAGGTCTAGAAATAGTATTTTCATTATTTTGTATCCTCAATTAATTGTTCTAGCATTGATAGTTCTACCACTGCTAGTCTTGTTTTGTATGCACCATCACCAATTACTACGACGATGGCTGGATCTGCATTGTTTTTAATTGCATCAGTACAAGCCTTAGCCCATACCTCTTTGTTTAGCGTAAAAGATTTCCCAACCTCTTTGAAGTCAACACAGAAGTTTTCCCATGTTGCATCGCCCTTTTGTGTATTACGACCAGAGTTCTTGTGCTGCTTAGCACCGAGTCTTTTAGACTCTCCCCTCTCACTCATAATCACTCTTAGACTTTTTAGTGTTCAAGTCTACCTCGCTTAGATGCTTGTCTTTGCACATCCAAGTTAAACGCTTCTCGTCTGGGTAAGATCTTATTGTTGGCACCTCTGCACGACATGTGTGGCATACATAGGTACCTGGATAAACGTTATAGCGTGCCATTTAGCTTATCCTCAATAGACTTACGGAAATCATCATTTTCCTTGACATAGGCGATGAATGCTTCCCTACCCTGAATCTTTTTATCTTCAGATACAATATACCATGCTCCAGTACGATTTACAATACCTGCGAGCTCAGCAGTGTCTACAAGGTCTCCTACGCCGTCTACACCGACATTAGCACCCTTAAAGTAGAAATCGTAGCTACCAGATTGGAAACCTGCAGATGTCTTAGAGAACTGTAGGTCCCAGTTAATCTTTCTACCAATCTTATCTTCAATAAGCTTATCTCCTACTGGGATCTTTCCCTTGATAGCCTGGTTATCAGACTCAGACGAGAACAGCTTAATCACTGTGGATGAATAGAACTTAGTAGCCTGACCACCTGTAGGCTGCTGTGAGGTGTACATAGCAGAGATATTGTTACGGCTCTGACTAATCAGTACAAACAAGGTAGGCTTTGGCTTATTGTTAGCATAGTTAATCATCTTCCATGCATTAGAGAAGTCTCGTGATTCTGCACCAATCTGCTTGGTGTTCTCAAGCTGCTTGAGTTCATCCGAATCCTTCTCAAAGTAAATAGCAGGAAGTAGTGATGTAATACTATCTACTACAATTAGGTCTACACCAGCATGCATTAGGTTAGTTCCTAGGTCTACCATTTCATTAATGGTACGGCACTGAGAGTAGATAAGCTTTGATGTATCTACCCCCAGTCTCTCTGCCCACGACTTATCGAATGACATCTCTGCATCAATCCATGCACAGATCTTACCTTCCTTCTGTGCCAGTCCAATCATTTGGAGGCACATGGAAGACTTAGCTGAGGACTTACTGCCCCAGATTAGAACCTGGCGACCATAAGGAAGTCCACCACCAAGGGCTTTATTGAGCCCATAGCTAGGTGTAGGCTGTAGGATTGTCTCTGGCATGTCATCACCAACGAATAGGTTCTTGCGTAGCTTTGGATTCAAAGCTGCCAGTACATCATCTACGGTCATTGTCATTAGTTCACCAACCCATTAATCTTATCTGGCTGAAAACCTGCCCAGCTATCGCTGTCTGTAATGACAACTGGTGCTGCCAGGAATCCCATACCAACGATCTTGTTATATGCTTCTTCATCTTGTGTAATATCAACAGTGTCAAACTCAAGACCATTCTTGGTCAAAAGCTTCTTTGTCTGCTCACACTGAACGCATGATGGCTTTGTGTATACTGTAATCATTAGAATCGTACTCCGTGCTTCTCTGGTCGTGACTTATTGATGTTGGTTTTCTGCTCGAAAGCGTAATCGAGGGATACCCTAGTATACCCGTGTTCGACTAAACCAGCGTACAAGTCGAATGTGCGAATAAGGATATCTGCCATTTCATCTGCAATCTCTTCTTCACCCTTGTCCTTACGAATTGCCTCCATGACCTCTACGGCCTCAGATACAATCATCATAAGCTGTTTGGTCACAAAGATATCATCGACATCCTCTGGCCAAAAACCTTTTTCTACTGCTGTCTTGTGTAACTCAATTGATAGATCGTCAAACATTGTTTCTCCTTATTCTGTAACGTCATTCATAATAATCGTGCCATCCTTGGTTTTACCCAAATCAAACTTATAGGCCTTGCCCTCTTTAATCTTCATGTAGGCCTTGGGGAACTGTGTTGGGAATACCGTCACAGAGTGCAGGTCACGTGCTGTGTCTGCTAGAACTAGGTATGCCATCTTCTTACCAGCCTTAGTTACACGGGGCTTAAAAGAGACCACGTAGAGCTCGTCATCAGTGTATGGCAGCTGCTTGTAGCTGAGGAACTTAACAATTCCATTGTCAGAACCTTTAGCCTCGTCTACTGGAATGGCACTTAGGATACGGTTATCACTGGCAAGAACAATGTATGTCTTACCTGGCTCAATCGTAGTCTGCTCGTCATCAAAGATTCCAACAACACCAGTCTTATCTAGGATCTCTACACGAGACCATCCCTTGCCACGCTTGATGTTCTTTACCATTCCCATAACGATGAATGCACCCTTTTCCTCAAAGTCAACGGTCTCGCTGATAAAGGCATGGAAGTGTGCTGGTACTGAGATGTTAAACTCTGGTAGGTTAAGATACTCATAAAGATTCTCTCGAATCTCTTCATCATTACGTGGGCAGTCGTCAAACGTAGTTGCACCAATAAGTCTCATAGACGATAGTGCACGGCTATTGACACCGCTACCCTTGGCAAATGTAAACTCTTCTAGCTCCTTGTATGACTTGAATGGTCGTGCTGCAAGATACTTACCAGCAATGTTATCTGATACATACTTAATTCCAGAAAGACCAAATCGAATACCCTTGCCCTCAATCTTAAAGTCGTTATCAGACTCGTTAACGTGTGGGAGTCGAATTGGAATGCCCATACGCTTTGCCTCAATAAGGTACTCTGTACGTGCATCCTTGTCCTTCTCATTCTTAAGAAGAGCAAACATAAACTCAATTGGATAGTAGTACTTCAACCATGCTGTCCAGTATGAAAGCGTAGAGTAGGCTACAGCGTGTGACTTGTTAAACGAATAACCAGCGTGTGCTTCAAAGTCATGCCACAGGTCACGTGCACCCTCTTCGCCTAGGTACTGAGATGCACCCTTGACGAACTGGTCCTGGAACTGGTCAAACTCCTTAGCATCCTTCTTCTTACCAATGATCTTACGAACCTTGTCAGCCTCTGCCATTGTCATTCCGCCAAGCTCTGTACAGGCCTGCATGACCTGCTCCTGGTAGAGAATACAGCCATAGGTGTCAGATGTAAATGCCTTCATCTTAACGTGGCTAAAGCTAATACTCTGCTTACCATGCTTACGGGCAATGTAGTCTTTACCAATGGTATTCATAGCACCTGGACGTACTAGTGCGTTTGATGCAGATAGCTCGTCTAGGTTCTTTACCCCCATTTTTACCAACAGGTTTGTATATGGTGTGGCTTCACACTGGAACACACCCTTGGTGTGACCTGCAGAAAGCATCTCGTAGACTGGTCGCTCGTCCATATTAATGTCTAGAAGCTCAATGGTCTGTCCATGGCGTTCTTTAATAATACTAAGAGTGTCGTCAAGTACGGACAGTGTCTTAAGACCAAGGGCATCAAGCTTAATCAAACCAATACGCTCAGCCTCACCCATGTCTACAGCTACCACGGGGATACGCTGTTTAGTCTTAGGATCTGTACGAGTTTCCATAGGGGCATGCTTAAAGATTGGCTCACGTGCGGTTACGACACCAGCAGCGTGGATACCAGTACCCTTAATGCGACCTCGTAACTGCTCTCCAAACTCTTCAACCTCTGGATACTTCTGTCGGAATTCAAGTGTTGCATTCGAGGTGCAGTATTCATCCCATGTGTCAATTACCTTAGACACCTTGTTTACCTCTGGCAATGGAATGTGCAGTGCACGAGCAATATCCTTAATCATACCCTTATCCTTAAAGGTAAGGAATGTGGTAATAGATGCAACGTGACGATACTGTCTAACTAGATAATCTTTTACCTCGTCTCGACGAGAATCCTGGATATCAGTATCAATATCTGGAAAGTCATTTCGTTCTGGATTAATAAAACGGAAGAACAAAAGTCCATGAACAATCGGGTCAATATCTGTGATACCAAGAGCATAACAGAGAAGACTACCAGCAGCCGAACCACGACCAGGACCGACACGAATACCTTCTTTCTTTGCCCATGAAATCATATTGCGGACGACCAAGAAGTATGGACCAAAGTTCTTGTCGGAAATAACCTGCATCTCTTCGTTCAGGCGATCTAGATATTCTTGCTTGCCTTCAAGACCTCGTGCCTTCAAGCCCTCTAGGGCAAGAGACATAAGCTCTTCATTTGGCTTTGGGTACTGAACTGGCAAAAGGTCCATGTGGTCCTTGATGTCATAGTCCTGTACCTTATTGGCAATCTCTAGGCTATTAGCATAAATATCTTCACGCTCAATACCCTGCTTTGCCATGGCTTCTTTAATCTCTTCATAAGAGAGTAGATGAATGTCAAACTTATTAAATGACATCTGACGGTCTGCACCGTATAGGTAGTCAAGACGGTCCATAAGGTTATCAAACTCTAGAGACTTCTCGTAGGTAGCATCCTTCTCAATCTTATTAGAGTAAGTGTTAAGAATAAGCTTGAGCTCTTGGATTTCTTTCTGGCTAGGGTCAGAGTGGTGGCAGTCTGGTGTTGCTACCGCTTTAATTCCATACTCGTCTGCAAGCTCTAGAAGAACCTTGTTAATCTCTGGGGCATTGTGAGGCATTACCTCAATGTAGTAGTCGTCACCAAACACACGGTGGAACCACTCAATCTTTTCCTTTGCAACAGCAAGCTCACCAGTCTCAATGGACTTTGCTACAATGCCGCTTGGGCAAGCTGATGTTACAATTAGCCCTTCGCTGTACTGCTCAAGCACCTCGAAGTCAATACGTGGCTTCTTGAAGAAACCTTCTGTCCACGCAATCTCGTTAAGCTTGTTAAGGTTTTCAAGACCCTTCTGGTTCTTAGCCAGAATAACGATGTGGTTATAGACCATGTCCAGCACGTGCTCACGCTCAGAGGCATCACGGTGGTCAAATCGGTCTTGTGCCATATATCCTTCTACACCGAGGATTGGCTTAATTCCTGCTTCCTTAGCAGTGCGATACATTTCACGGTGTCCTGAGAGTGAACCGTGATCGGTAATGGCAATGGCTGGCATACCCAGCTCTTTTGCTCGTTCCACATATTCCTGTGGTGTTGCGATACCGTCAAACAACGAATAGTGAGTGTGAACGTGAAGTCCAACGTAGCTCATAGAATAACTTTCTTGATATTAGTACATGGATAAAAGTTTAGGTAGGATGGGAGCCACCACAATAGTGACTCCCACCCAGATTACTACCAGTCGATGGTAGATGATGTTGCGGAAGATCCGCCACCTGGACCATCAAAGCCCAAGTAGTATGCTTCCTGCTCAGCATATGGAATCTGCTGAAGTGCCATCTCAAGAGGGAATGGCTTGATGTCGTTCCAAGCAAATGGCTCGGAGTCTGGTGCTGATGGGATTAGCGTGTAGCTAGTCTCAGTACCCTGACCGTTACGCTTGAGCTTCCATACAACATTAGAAATGCTGCCAGTCTCAAGTGCGTATTCACGAATGGTGTTGAAAGACGACTGCTTTGAAACACCCATTGACCAGATAGCAACGTATGGAGCATCGATACCATCGTCAACGAGAACGTTACAGTAGAAGCGAAGACGTGCACGCCATCCAGCCTTAGGATCCTTGCGGTGCATTTCCTCGGCCCAGTCACGGCCTTCGGTATCCATGGTGTCTACAGCCTTACGACGGTAATCCTTTGGATTGGTGTGTTCCTTGACAACAAGAGCGAGGCCACGCTCTGAGTCATAGTTTGCCGAGTCTTCATCAAGCTCTTCGATAAAACGAATCTTTACAGACTGGCCATCAGCTAGCTTGAGCCAGCGTACTCGTGGTGCGTTTTCATCATACTTTGGCTTATCAAGTAGTGCGTTGATATTCTTTAGCCCTTTAATTACACTCATTTATTTCTCCTTGTTTATTATTTTCCCTGTGTGGGTATATTAGTTTAGCATGGCTTGGATAGACTTGTCAAACCCCTGACGAAGTTTTTTAATTGATTCATCATCCATGTCGCCAATATCTTTGTATTGTTTTTCTAGTTGCAATACGGTAACACGAGATCCTAGCTTTTCAACAAGCTTATCTTTCATGTTGCCACCTGCTTCATCATTATCAGCAATGACGATAATGTCATTGAAGTATTTTTGAAGTAGACCTATCTGTGTGCCGTTAACGCTGGCACCTAGTGTGGCTACCGCTGGCATTCCACACTGATCTAACCTAATCGCATCAAAAGATGACTCTACGACATAGACAGTCCTAGATGTCTTGATACGGTGCAGGTTAAACAAAACCTTACTCTTTGGTAGCTTAGGAGTATTCTTAAACTCCTTACCCTCAACAGACCTACCAACAAAGCCAACGCATAGTCCGTCTGGTGAGTGAACTGGAATAGTTACCATGTCCTGCTTTTCAGAATAGCCTAGGCCAAACTTCTTAACAGACTCTTTGGTAATGAGTCTTCCCTGGTAGTATCGTGCTGCACGTGGAGACTCAAGTGCTGAAGCATTAAGCCTCTTTACAGTCAGCTCGTCAAATGGTACGTAGTCTGGTGCCTTCTCTAGCTGCTTGTCAATATCTAAAGAAAGGTCGCTAGCTGTTTCCTTACTCTTAATATAACGTGCAGCTTCAAAGTATGTCCTAGCAGATGTGTGCATAATTAATTCAATTAAGTCACATGCTTTATGACATGAGAAACAGAAGAATATGCCAGATGTCTTGTCTACCTCACCAGCTGGAGTACGGTGATTGCCATGGAAAGGGCAGAAGATAATGAAATCTGAATCTACTTCAGATTCGATGGTGATTCCAGATCCTGCGAGGACTCGCTTGACCTGCTCTTCTGTGTATATACTACTCTTGTTTCGTCTATCCCTGTAATCCATTCGCTCTTTCTCTTTCCTACGTATACTCCATATAATGATAATTCAAATGTAAAGTGTTGTTTTGTTTCGTTATATTCTATTGTAAAGTCTGCATTGATGTCAAGCCTTGGTACGTACCCCGACATTTTCATCTCTGTAGTTAAAAGAGTTATGTACTCATTCTTTAATCTCCAGATTGCAGAGTCGTCATGAATGTTTCCATCCAGACTAAACTTTTTAAGTGGTTTATGATGAAAAGCATCCATTCTTTAATTATACTAGTTATCTTCAAAGTCCTTGTACTTATAGAATCCCTTGTCAAAATCTACCTGAACTAAGAACTCACCCATAAAGCCGTTACGGTTTTTACGGAATACACACTCGATGATATCAGAGTTTGTACCACGACCAAGAGCCATAACCCAGTCAGCATCGTATGCGATCTGGCGTGACCATGAGGTCTGACCCAAGGTAGGAACAGTGTCTAACTTGTTAACGTCATCTGGTGTAGCAGAGGAAATAGCAAGAATGGGAATCTCGTCAGAGATAGCCAGTAGCTTGAGCTCACGAGACAAGTTTTTCATACGAACAACTTCGCTGTCAGACTTAGTGTTTGGAGACATAAGCTGCAGGTAGTCAACGATAACCAGATCTGGTTTATACTGGTCAATCTTTCCACGAATAACGGATGGAGTAACTTCTCCACCACCATCATTAGAGATAATGTGAAACTCTGGCTTGCCTTCGATATTCTTCTTGTGCCACATACGCAGTGTATCTAGCTCAACCTCACCAGAAGATAGCTTACGGTGCGACCACAGACCTTCTCCCATGATTGTATATACACGGTTACGGACTTCTGTCTCACTCATTTCTAGGCTGATTACTAGTGGTGATCGTCCCTGCTTCCATGCCTGTACCGCAAAATAAAGCGATAGCCAAGACTTACCGATACCTGGGTATGCCAAGAATACGCCAAGCTGACCTGGAGTGATACCAGCAGGCAGGTAGTTGTCAAACCCTGGAAGACCAGTCTTGATGCCGACAGAGCCAGCAGCCATCTGCTTCTTTACATTCTCATAGTACGCTACTGCTGACTCGATGTCAGTAACATCGATGTCACGAATAACAGCAGCATTCTTCTTTAGTTCTGATGTCTTTGAGATTAGGTGTTCTAGTGCCTCTGGTGCTTTTCCATCTTGCACCTCGGAGGCAGTTGTACGAAGAATGTCCTTGAGGCTATCGTTCATAAACTCTGCCTGTAGTTCATCTAGGTGGTGCTTTGTTGCACCTACCCCAGCTACTGGCTCAAAGTCACGGAATTTATCAACAACCAGCGAGGTTGGTGGAGTTGATCCGTTTTGCTCAAAGTAGTTACGAATAAACTTCCAGATATCATTATGCGTACGCAGAATGTTGTCTACGTTTGCTTGCAGCAAAACATGGACCTGCTTATCCTCTAGTACTGCTGAAATCAGCTTTGATTCTGTATTACTCACTTAACCACGCCTTTGCCATTTCTCTGCGTTGTGCACGCTCTAATTTGTCTTGTTCTGATTGCTGACGAGCAGCAATGATATCTTCTGTGTTGTATGCAAAATATTTCCATGTAGGTTTTTCGGAAACATTAAAATAGTATTGCATAATCTCATAGCAGTAGTCAATACCGTATGACTCTATGAGTGCATCTGCTGCCCATTGCTCTACGTTAAGGTTGAGCAATGAACGCTCTTCATAGTGAAAGTTGTGAAGCTTTGCGTACCTGCTGAGCAAAGCCATTCGGTCTTTGCGTTCAGCCATTACTCTGGAATTTCGTCTTTAGACTCGTTAACCTTTTCAGCAAGCTTGGATTCAACAAAGCTATAAACTCGGTTAAATGCTTCATCGATAGTTTCTCCGTCACGACGTGAGTCTTCAATGCCCAGGTCGATGCGGAGTGACTGAAAGTTACCTAGGTTAAGTGTATAACCAAGCGTAACATTGATCTTAGTTTGTTCGTTTTGCATTTCTTCTCTCATACCCTCTCAAAGGATTAAATGGATTCCGACCATACAGGAATAAACCTGCCGTCTTCTGTCCTTGTATATGTAAGGATACCATCTCCCATTCGTCTTGTCAACTCTTGTCTTGTTGGAGTAATATCGTTATTGATTAGACCATCCTTGCGTGGACGACCAATACTGTAGGTAGCAAGTATATCACGGATCTCATGTACCTGCAATTCAGAGTAATAAGCCCTAATCTGCCATCCTCTTTCTTTATTTAATGAAGATCCAGTTGGCAATGGAATAGTCCCTCGCTCCATTAGCTGTGGCATATATTTTCTATGACGATTTACTAGCTTTGCTGTTTCATTTACTGTATAAGCTCTTAGTCTATTCTTTTTAAAGTCACCCACCAGACAGCTTTCTATGTTGCCAGTGTTTATGTTTTGGACAGTCATAATACCATTAGATCTATTGATATGGTATGACCTCACCAAGTCCCCGTTTAAAAACCAAACGTTCTTATTCCCTGGGATAATTGGTGCAGAGTTGTACTCTTCTCTACTGACCATGATGCCTCCTATGGAAGACCGATAGCTATCAGGTTCACACCTACGGATGATAGCTCTGATGTAGCAAACTTTACAACAACATCAACAGAGCTGGTTGTAATGTTCTTTAGGACTACGGATACGTCTGTTCCAGATGTTGTTCCACCAGTGTTTACAATGGTAGCTGTAACGATTGGTGGTGAAGCAAATACTGGTGTAAAGTTTACTGTTTGTGTAGACTCATTTGAAGAGCTATTAAAGCTTGATGCTGCAACAGTAACGTACATTCCAGTTACCTGTGAGCTATATAGCTTTGATGATGTTGATACACCACTCTTGTCTTTAATAATAAAATTATTACCCTGGCTTAATGCCGAGCCTTCTTCTGAAAGATCATTGATTGCTTCTGCCATTGCATAGATATATGATAGATCTAGAGGCTGGCCACGTTCTGGTGTTGGAATTCTTGACATAGTATGTCTAGTATATCACGACTAGGTCTTAATGATGTAGTTAACAACAATAAATGGTGGCATGTTTTCGTGTGTCTGAGTTACTCCGCCAACACCACCAGCATTTTGTACTGTTGTTGTAATTGGTCCAGCACTTGCTGCATTAACGTAAACACTTGCATATCCAGTCTCTGTAGCGTTACCACGACCATCACCAGCAGAACCAGTCATAATAGCACCAGATCCACCAGCAACCTGGTAGTTATTCCAGGTATTGTGGGCGTGACCGTAGTCTCCAGCGGAGTGGCCGTGTGTACCCTGTGTAGATGACGCATTGTGGCTGTGGACTGGCATCTGTGTTTCATTTAGCTGAACAGCATCTGCACCACCGCTGTTTCCTAGTGCAGCAAATCTTCCAGAGGTAGACTTACCAACAGCTACCTTTGTTTGTAGATCTGGCACATTAAAGGTTGTGCTATTTGGTAGACCATATGGTGACGATGTTCCACCAAGTGCGTTGAATAGAGTCGGATAATCTGCCCTATTTAGCTGCTGTCCTCTACAGAATAGATATCCAGTTGGTGCTGTTGCCCCCACATACTGAGATATGACTCCAGGTGGTACAGTGGTAAATCCTGCAAGAGCTTCATTTAGCTCTGTTTCGGTAATAAGGTCATCTGGCGTTAAGTATGCCAGCGTTCTCCATGGTGTAGACCCATTGCCTATCTTAAGCTTTAAGGTGTCAATCTCAAACCCTGGCTCACCTCTGCGAAGAACTGGATTTGTATCCCACCAGTATGTTGCTGTGGCACGTCTTAGCTGAATTACGGAGATATCTGTCATGACTCTTCTCCACCATCTAGATAGATAATGTTATCCGCATCTACATATGTATTTGTAATTGAATAAACTTGAGACCAGTGTGAGGTTTTGTTCTTGTCTTCAGATACAATGCGATATCTAATAAAGTAGTCAGAGTTTTGTGCAACAGTTGGTAGCTTGCTTCTAACTATTCTTACATTCTTAATGCCTGAGTCTGCCATGGGTTACTCGCTATACCCCGTCGATTCCCAAGCCAAATCTAAACTCAACAAAGTTGCTGGTGTTTGGAGACTTCACAATAGTCTCAGCATCTGTCGTCTTAACAACAGTGTAGGCTGTCATTCCGTATAGTGGGTTTACTGTAGTAACATTCTCTACCCTAATTGCATCTAAACAAACGTAGAAGTCGCTAGACGGAACGCCACCATCAATTACTGTTGCTGAAATTTTTACAACATCGATTGCTCTCCAAGTAAATCCACTACTCTTTCGTAGCTCTTCTAGCTTTTTACTAACAGTAAAGTATCTATTTGTGGCAAAGTCTACTCCACCAGAACCCTGAACAAGATCTACCTCAAAGTTTGCATACTGAACTGCAGATGGTGCTGTGTCACTTTCAGTTGACTTAAACTCAACTAGGATTCGTACTGCCTCAGGCTGGTTAATTGTTCCTGGTGTCAGGATGTCTTGTCCCACACGGTTTACTACAGAGAACGCCAAACGCAATTCATCGGTAGGTGCGTTATTGTCGAGATCTATTGACGTACCAGTTAAATGGATGTGGTTTGAATACTTGGTCGTTGGTCCAGAAAGCCATGAGCTGGCAATTGATAGTGGAACAGTTCCTCCAGAAGATGAGTTAATAAGTGAGTCATCTCCACGTATTGCAATTACATTGTTTAGGAATCTGCAACGCTCATACCTATCAACACGGTCAGCATTAGAGAATGTCTTGTTATCTGCATTTACTTGGAAAGCAGTTAGATCTCCAGGCAATGAAATAATATTGTCATTATTTGTATCTAGTGGGTTTTTAAACTTTTCAATTTCTACCGCAAGATTTGGGGATACTGTGTGGTGCTCCCATTTTTCTGAGTCTGAGAATGCATAGAGGTTTCTACTATCGTAGTTACCAGCTAGCTGATTACTGGCAGCAGAGTATACGCCAATTTCTGTGATCTCATATCTTTCCTCTGTAGGCAGCTCGGCTGTAAACACAACCTGAGATACACCACCCTCAACAACATATCCACGAGATGTAATTGGAACACGAAACATTTCAAAGTCTAAAGAGTCTTTAGCCGAGTAATCTCCAAATGGTGACGCTGAGGCCAGTGGCTTAGCTCCACAGCCAACAGCAATGTAAGATGCATAGCTTGGAGTCTGGCCGATAAGATACTTAGCAAGAATCGTTTTACCTGTGTTTGTAATCATTATTTTCCTATCTTAATACATTGTATCATCAAACAGTGTACCAGGAGTAATGATCTCCACCTCTACCTGCTCGCCTGGAAGCAGATTTACAACATTAATAACAATATCGCCAGTGCTAGTTTCAAAGAATGAACCATTCTCTAGGTATATGTGCTCCCCGTTGGCACCAGTACCAACATTTGGAATGTGCGACAACAACTCAATAGGCTTTGAGTTGAAATACTTATCTGAAGATCCTGGCATAGGAATGATATTTTTTGAGTTATACTCCTGCTCAAGATCTTTAACATCACCAATTAGTTGGTATGAAACGTTTTGCCCATTAATTAGATTGTGTCTGGCAACATTAATAATCTCGTGTCCACCAATATCTCTAAACACTAGGTCTGTCATTGAGTCTACTGGCAGTGAACTTGACTGTAGTAGCGTGATATCTGGCGTTGCTACCTTCACTGGCTTTGGTGCAGGCGTAATGGATATTGGCTCTACAATAAATGGTAAGGCTGAAACTTCTTCTGACACTAAACTACCTCGCTAACATATACAGTATGTGATGGACCACTGGCATCCTTTTTATATTCTATGTGATAAACAACGAACCTTGAATCGTTCAGTGAAATCTCATTGTTGCCAGACTTATCATTATAGTCTATCTCTACAATGTCACCCAGCTGTAGAGTTGGCACGCCGAATACAGACATACCAATAGACTTTCTAGGCTTCATTATCTTTGAAATCATCCAGGCCATTAGGTTTTCTGCAGTATCCTGGTCTTGTATGTATGGTGCATCAAGAGCAAACTGCTTTTTACCATATGACATTCTGCTATTCTTTATGTCTTGATAATCTTTCTTTACACGATTAATCGATGACACAACATCTACATCAGACTGATTAATCTCGGAGAAATCGCTTACCTTTGAGAAGTAATCGTCTACAGTTAGTTCTTGCTGTGATTGCTGTGTGAATGTTATACCCTGAATTCTTAGGTAGTTTCCAGTTGTTTCATCAAGGCTTAATGCCGTATCGGTATTATTAAAGATCATGAACTCTGCCCCATAGCTACTTCCAATATAGCCAGAGACTGTGTACCCCTTAAGGTTATTAAAGGTTGGAGATATCTTTGAGTATAGAGCAGGGTAAGCCTTGTCATACTTTATATTCATGTATGCAGCTTCACGCATAATGGTTCCAAACTCTTCAAAGTACATCTGATACTTTGGTGGTTGTGCTGGGCTAATACCATTCAAATACTTTGACTGAACAATACCACTCATTGCGTATTTTCTTAGTGATGTTGTTACTGTATCGTTATCGCTACCAAATACTGGTGACTTCGATACATCAAGCTGTGCCTTTGTGTTTTCTGCATAGTTATTAGTTATTGCATAGACATTTTCAAACATACATCTAGCAGATCCACGGACAAACATTGCCATATTGTTATACTTTGGCAATGGGTCTGTATCTACTACCGTGGCTATGATCTTATCATTTAAATAAATGTGGAATGTTCTATCTTTTCCACTATCGGCATACTCAACGGCAATATCATATACCGTTGGATTTTGCTCAGCAGCCATTCGATATTGTCCAGTAAACAATCCATCGTCAACAACAAACTGCGAAGTGCCACCCCATAGTTTTACAGGAATTGCTTTTGATGATGCTGTGGCAGTTGGATCTGAGGCATTCTTTTTTACCTTGTAAAAGATGATATTGTGAATCTCTGAGTTGCCAGAGTATTGCTTTAGATTGTTTTCTGTTAACGTAATAATTTCTAGATAGTATCCACTATTTGTTTCTGGATTAATCATTATTCCGAGTCCACCAGAGCCACCAGAAATAGATATGTCCTGGTCTGGAGATAGTGCTGAGTTAACAGTGTAATATGCTGTGCTTCCAATTGGAGTTTGGCTATTTTCGGTAGCATTAATCTGACCAATAATTCTCATTCGTGTGCCAAAGTGAGTGTAACTATTATCTAGCTCTTTGTAGGCATAGGATATAAAGTCTAGTGGGGTTTGTGTTGCCTCAAAAGTTGGGCCATTAAATACAAATGCAGAGGACTGTATGGTTCCAGTTTGTGTAGACTGGAATTGATTTACATCTGTTTCTCTAAGGTTTGCAGTGCTTAGGAAATTCTTAACGATCCCATTACGAGTAGCCTTCTGTGCAAGCGTAGTATTTACACCTGCTGCTCCAATGCCAGTATCTACCTTATCAAGAATTCTTATCTGGTTTATTACTGGAACCTCTGTTGCTGGATCTATATAATCTCTCAGTAGCTGCTTCTGTGCCGCAGGGCTGATGGTAATTACATTATTGGTAGCATCTATTGCTGTTACCTTGGTTCCCTCAAGAATTCTACCAACACCGCTTACAAATTCAACAGTAAAATCTTCATGTATTTTGCTGACATCTGGAACTATGATTTTAGAGTTTAGCACTGATTGGTCAGCATTTAGATTTGTCATAAACTGTATCAGTTGGTGTGTTTGTCTAAACCTCACTGGAGTTCCGTTAAGAGTTTGTGAAATCATAAACTCCTTACCTGTAAGTCCCTGTGCAATGATGTAGTAGTCTTGTGAAGCTACCAATGGCTGTGGGAGAGGCTGAGTTTCATTATACGTCATGCCCTCTGCACCGCCAACAAACTGAACCTTGTTGCCAGCAGCAAATCTGTGATCATTAATTACAGACATGGTACCCTCTACATCCACTGCATGCATTGTGTGTATTTCAGCTCCAGCAGCTGTGGTCTCAAGAGTGGTTCCATCTGGGTATGCCGATATTTCAAACGTGTTTGCGTCAATGACGTAGTAGACGTAGTAGAGCTGTCTCGCTGTCATTCCAGCTGGTAGGGCACCAGTTGTTGTAAAGAAGAGTCTATCTCCCTCTACCAGACCATGAGAGTTTAGTGTGATTACAGTTGGGTCACCGTGAGCAATTGTCACAGCCACTGCTTTCCAGTCTTTAAGTGGTAGCACATAGTAGTTGCCGCTGCCTAGTGCTGTAATTTCTACTGGACCACTTCCAGGTTTAGATTGTATCTGGAATGTATTTGCGGTTTTGTTTGTTACGTAGTAAATGGTATCTTCTACTATGCCAGTGTGCATAATGCCAGTTGTACTAACGGTAAGCTGGTCGCCATCATTTAGACCATGTGCTGTTGCTGTCATCAAAACTTGTGATCCGCTAACGGTAGTTATTACTACTGGAAGCTTTTTATCGGATAGAACGGTATCGCCCTTATCGGCATATTCGCTATATACTCCAGAGAGAACAAACTCTGTATCGCCAGAGAATAGGTACTTTGACTCCATATCAATGCCTCTTACTGGTGCCGTATCTCTGTCTGTGTTTGACCAATATGGGTCTAGGCCAGCTGTGTGGGTTGTTACGGCAGTACCAAACTGGCCACGACCGTGTTTGGCAACAGCACCATTCTTTAAGGTTGTAACTCCATCCCTGACCTCATAGTTTGGCTCTGCATAAATTCTGACGAGTCCTGTTGGGTAAAGCTTGCCATTGAATGGGATCTTTGAGAAGTATGACTGATACTCCTGAACACTGTTAATCCACACGTTTCCAGTACCTGGAACATTGTATTCTACAGCGTCATACTTGATTACCTCTCCATTTGAATAGAAGTATCCATTGTATCTACCGATCCAGTAAACACCATCACCAAAGTCCATTGTATTATTTACTAGAGTTCCAGCTACCACCTCTGGCACTACATTAGTCAGAGTTGAATTTAGTGGGATTGCCGATAGTGTGTAGGTAGACTGAGAAGCTGTCTCCTCATTCTTTGACTTGGTCACCTCAGAGCCAGAAACTTCCCAAAGCAATACTGGCTTGTAAATCCATGACTTATCACGATCAATTCTGCTGGCCTGCTTTATAGAGTTGTAAGATCTTTGAATGTATCTATTAGTAAATCTAATTGATCCATCATTATATACGCTATTGCTTGTAGAGTTAAGACTAATAATGTTTGCTAGCTTTGTATTTGTTGCCTTATTCTCCAATATACCGTCGTCAAAAAAGTCAGTTGACCCGATCAGAGTCATGTCTGTTTCTCTATCGCTAACGCTAGGAAGCATGTAGTTTTTGCTCATCATTATAAAGTTGTTGTATTCATCAAAGAACATGGCAGTTTGTGTTGATACAGCAATGTCCTGTAGTGCTTCTGCAAGACTTTTATCTGGTGCAACAAAGAAATATGGAATCGTTGCTTCTGATTCGTCAGGGTTTCTTCTAAATGTATAGTTTGAGAAGCCAGCTGAGTCTAGTAGCATTGACACTGCATAGCTTACTGATGCATTTTGAATTAGAATCTGTGGTGCAGAGATTGATTCAAAGTAGAAGAATAGATCCCTAATCGTCATGGACACTGATCTGTCCTGCTTATTTAGCTCTGGGAATCCTTCAGTATACATAGTTTTAACTGGAATTGAGAAGTCCTGGTCTCCTACATTTAAAATATTTTCATAAATTTTAATCTGGATGTTTTGGGAGAAAGCGTCTGAGATGATGCTATCTAGATTGGTATCACTAAATGCATTGTCATAGTCAAACAGATTAATCTTTCCAGTAGATGCTAGTATTTGGCCTACTGGCATACCGCTGGTACCTAGGTCAGATGCACTCTTGGTGATCGATATATCTGTTACCTTGTCTGATAGGTCAACAGCAAGTCTTGGAGACATTTCAATCAGATCAAAGGTGCAGTCGTCTACATTCATTGTTTCGGCAACGACTCTAACGCCAGAGATATACTGTATTTCTCGGTACTTGCTCTTTGAATCGATTGGATCAATAAATGTTTCTGGTAAAACCAAGTCGGTAGCAAAGTTAGATTTATTAGTTACTACGTCATCACTGATGTGCCAGTTATATACAGGCTGGAATGACTCATAGCCGTCGCCATCCCAAACAAAGAAGTCTCCAATGTCTGTTGCTGTTTCTTTAACTAGATAAGCATCTCCAATATTTGCACTAAATGGCAAAGCGTTTGCTGAGCTATACTCTCCAGCAATCTTGAAGCTGTTTGAATACTTTTCTGGCACGACAAGGCCGTACGATACTTCAACATATCCGTCACTCTTTACAATGGCTGATCCGTCTGCTCTTGCAGATAGTTCGTCAAATGATATTGCATCTACCCAGCTATCACCGTCTAGGTATTGAATCTTCCATCTTACTGGTGTTGTCTTGTTGTTATCACCATATAGTGGATCTGCAAACGTAGTATATGAATTTGTGTATGGACCCAGATTTACGCTACCAACATTAGTCTGCATCTTAACAATAATTCTGTTAACAGGAATCTCATTCTCATAAACAACAAACGGTGCTGCATCGTCGATGTAGTATCTACCATTAAAGTTTTTGGAGATGCCTCGCTCAACATTGTTTTCTGTTCTAAATGATGACCAGTACTTAAAGTTATCTTCCTTATGTGGCATGTAGTATCTTGGACGGCTAGTCATATCTACATTGTCGTGGTGAACATACTTACCGTCGAAAAATCTTGCCTTGTTAATACCAGACCGTGGTCTAAATCTATTTAAACAATCTTCCAAAGAGTAGAGTAGTTTTTCTTTTTCTTTGATAGATGTAAATGCTAGTGGGGCTTCTGTCTTATCAATACCGCCATCGATTACTACGTCTGCATCTGTAGCTCCAGTGTAGAATCTTACAGCGTTATCTGCTGGACCACCATCGTTTGGGTCATATGATGTCTGCAAAAGCCTGTATACGCCATCTTCTGATGCAGCCTCAGCAGTTGGTCTAAATCTGTAATTACCAATCTTTGAAATATTGTTGGCAACATTCATGTTCCACTCAGCAATGATGGTAGAACTAACACCAATAGAAGAAGATGTTTCGAGGTGGTCCTGTAGCTGGGTATTGGTAAACATACTATACCTCTTCCAGTGTTACCGAAACATTCCAAAAGTCATGATTAGAGCCACCACGTTTTACTATGCTATATTCAAAGCTTGAGAAGAATACTTCTACTACCTGGCTATATTTTCCAAGGTTTCCGTATGCAGCATCAGACTTACCGAAGTTAGAATACTTGTCATATGAAAGGTATACCCAGAATGAACCAGTATTGTTTTGATACCAATCAAGCAGCTCTACCCCTCCAGCACCGCCATCAGTCGTGTACATTAGTGGTGTTGTAGATGCCAACCCAGTAGAAGAGTCAAATGATGGTGTCAAAGATGCTGATCTTGATGGAAGCATTTCCCATGATGTCGAGATTGAAAGCTTATCTGCAATGTGGTATGAACGCATTCTTCCGTTTATGGTACGCTCACGCTTTTCAATTCTTTCTGGCTTAAAGTCAATGTCTTTTCTATTGTCATCAGAAAGAATAATGAATTCATTTCCAGAGTAGTTATCGTCTCCGTTGTTATCAATAGAGCCTATTTCAAGACCATTTGGTACATAGTAGCTTTGCTGGTCGCCATCAAATAAAACTACAGATCCAGGATTGTTTGCCCATAGCATTGCCTGTGGGCGTTGGTATTTGGTTCTACCCTTCAGGTATGCTACTTGTGACATTAAAACCTATTTCCTCTAATTCGCTGTGAGTCTGCTTGCTTGATTTGTGCCACAACTGCCTTCGCAATGTTGTTTGCATTTCCGTCTCGGACATCCACACTAATGTTATATGTATTATTATACATGGAACCGCTTGAGAATTTTCCGTTGTTTATGTCACTTAAGTTTGCTGCACCAAAAGCTTGTACTGCTGGCTTGGTAATTATAAACTCTCCTGGAGTAAGCATTGCACTTATCTTGTCTTTATTTCCAAGACCAGAGACTAGACCACCAGTGTTATAGCCATACTTGGTAAATCCAGCCTTTAGGTCGGCAATCTTCTTTTGCTTCATTGGAGTGTTTGCAGTTTTGTTCCACCAGACATATTCGTCCCATAGCTTCTGCACAGCGATTCTTTGTGGACCCATTGGATTTGTAACATCCTGCATAGCCTTCCAACGCTTGCTTAGAGTTGCATAGTCGCTTGACCCAGACATAGAGTTCCATTGAGAACTAGTCTTCTTTCCAGATGAAGGAGTAGAAGGAGATCCACCTGGTGCCCCAGTTTCTTGCTCAGATCCAGATCCAGGACCACCAACGGTATCTCCAGATGCACCAATGTTGCCAGCAGGATCACCCTCTGTAATGTTTCTTGTAATGATGGTGTGCACTGTGGTCTTAGGCTTTTCAATCTCAGTCCACTTATCAAGAATACCCTGGACAACACCAAGTGCCTGCTCCATGGCCTCTTTGTATTCCTTGCTAGATGTCTTGGCCAGATCAATCTTTGCCTTGATATTCTGCCATTCCTGCTTAGTTCTACCAAGAACTGTGAGGCTATCAATTTCAATCTTCTTCTGACGATCAAGAAGTGCAATCTGTCTTGTTGCTGGCTCGATTAGCTGCTCTTCAATATTAAAGATCTGAGTTCTTAAAGAAAGAATCTGCTCTTCGATCTGCTTTCTAGTTAGACCCATCTGTCCAACTAGAGTGTCTAGCTCAAGCTGTCTTGCTGAGTCTAGCACCTTTTGCTGGTTTGCTATTGCATCGGATGCTGCCTGTGCACGCTGCTCCTGAACTGCCTTGGCTGCAGCAGAGATGTCACCCTGGGATAATGCGTCTGCAAGAGTAAGCTGAGCCTTCTGCTGAGAAACAAGTGCTTCGTTCGCAGTTCTTACCTTATCTAGTGCTTCATTTCTTTCGGTATACTTGTCATTTATTTCTTTTTCCTTGTTACCGATTCTAGTTAGGTCAGCCTCAAGGTCGTCCATTCCACCTGCACGGTTTTGAATGTCTTCGATAGCCTGCTGTGCAGCAGTAATAATATCATTAAGAGGATCTGTCTTAGCCTTAAACTTGATGTCGATAGCTTGTTCTTGTGCTGCAAAGGCTTCCATTGCCTTGCTAAAGCCATCATTAAAGATTTCTTCCATACCCTTAAGGGTTAGCTTCTTTACATCGATCTCTAGGTCTGCAGCGTTCTCTGCATCTTTCAATGCCTGCTCTAATGTGGCTGGATCAATACCTGGGGTAAGAACTAGACGCTGTAGGTTTTCATCTCCAAGGATTGCCTGCATCTGCTTGTCTGTATAGTTACCAGCATTAGCAGCTAGGAATGATGTTAGTGCTCTCTTATCTACAGTTTGCTGAACCTTGTTTGCTACCGCCTGAGCTGCAGCCTGATCCTTGATAGCCTTTTCAGACTCTCTATATAATGCAACGGACTGTCTTACGATGTCAAGGTTTGACTCTTGTGCGATTGACGCAGCCATTGTTGCATCTGAAACAATAGCGTATGCATCTGCAGTACTCATTCCAACAGACACTAGCTTACGCATTGCTGTAGACTGGTCATTTACTGTAGCAATTGACTTCTGCTGCTTGCTTTGGAACTCACCAAAAGCAATTGATCGCAGTGCTGCACTAATAGACAGCAGGCTTTCTCTAAATCCAGCGATATTTCCATTTGCATCAAATGTGAACAGTTCGTCCTTACGCTTCTTGAACTCTTCTGGATCCATTCCAGCAATAAGGTTAATGAGTGGCTCATTAGCACCAAGTCTACGCATGGCTTGCTCGATACCATTAAATGGTGAGTTGCTTCCACCACCTGGGAAAAGGTTGTCTAGAGCTGTTCTAGAAGCTGCCCAGCCCTTGGTAACCTCAAGTGCATTCATCTGCACTTGCTTTAGTTTCTTTAGTAGGTCATCTAGCATTGACGCCTGTGGGCCACCACCGCCACCGCCACTAGTATCTGGACCAGTATCTGCAGCAGCCTCTTGTGCTTGCTGTGCAGCCATGTTAGCCTTTGTTACTTCTTCAGCCTTTTGGTTAATGTATTGGCTTTCTGTTGCCGCATCATTCCAGCTTTGTGTTCCGCCCTTACCGTTAACAGTATACCCATTAGACTTGGCCCAGTTAATATATGCCTTGCGGTCTTCTGTCTTATCTCCAGCCTGACCAACACCAATTCTTACTGTTTTGAGAACTGTTGTGTAAACTACCTGCTGGTCTGGTGGTAGACTTTCAAAGTAAGCCTGATTGCTTGCAATGATATCTCCCACCTCTTGACCGTAAAGAGTAACGATATAGTCTAGAGATATTGGCCCCTGCTTGGCTTGTTCTCGTAGCATGGCTAGGTCGTTTGCTGCTTCCTCTGCAGCAGCTGGATCTTCGTTGTAGAAGTTTAGTGCAGCACCAATTTCCAGACCTGCTGTCTCTCCCTTTGAAATTTCTTCAAATAGGTCTAGATATTTCTTTGTTTCTTCTGGTGCCTTGCCCTCAACAAAGTTTGAAGTAAATGTCTTTTGTGCTTGTGTATTTGGAGTTCCGTCTGGATTTTGGAATGCACTGATTGTCTGCATCAGTCTTGCACCCTCAGCAGTACCGAGGTTGGTCATATATGTAACCATTGCAGTCATGTCAGCTTCGCTGTCCTTGAATGTTTCCACAAGGCTTAGCATTAGGCTAGGATCTACATCACCAGAAGCAAGCATTAGCTTCATGGTATATTCGTTCTTGTTACCCTGCTCAGTATCTGCTGTAGTTGCAACAATCTGGTTTCTAGCTTCAATAGCTACCTGCTGTGCTAGAGCATTATCTTTATACTGGTTTTCAATTGCGGTGTCAAGTGAACGACCCATGGCACCCTTAGCAAACATGTCTGCACCTGCAAACTGGTTTGCCATTGATGTCATAGTCTGTGCACTGGCAGCAAGGATATCATTTCTACCGTTTAGATATTCATTTGTCAGTCTTTCTGCTTCTGCCTGGTCTCCAGCAGCCTTTGCAATGTCTATCTTCTTTTGGTACTCTACCTCTAGGGAGTCAAGTATTTCCTGGTTATTCTGTAGAGCCATTACGCCCTGTGCTACATATGATGCTGATGCAGACTCAAGCTTTTGTGTTCCATCGTATGCCGCCCAAATTCCAAGTCCTAGGGCAGCTACACCAGCTACTGCAAGGCCAATTGGACCAGTTGCAGCGGAAAGTCCTAGGAATGTTGCCGCTATGGATGATGTACCAGCCGCTGCTCCAGTTACAGCTGCTCCAAATGCAGTTACAGCACCTAGCCCACCAGCAAGTGCAGCTGCCCCACCAGCTACAGCTCCTATGCCACCAAGTGCAGTCTGTGCAGATGCACCACCAGCTGCGACATCGTTAATTCTCTTTGCACCCTTAGCGAGTTGAGCGTTTCTATCCTCAATCATCTTAATGCGAATGCCGATTGGATCCTTGAGGACATTTTCTCCGTTTGGACCAAGAAGCTGACTTAGCTCTCCGTTTACCTTGATACCAAAGTCATAGTCACCCATCTCTGTAGCAAGCTGTGCAATTACGCTACGTGCCTGGGTAGTATCAAGTGCACCTGATGATACTGCAGCCATCATCTGGTTAACCATCATTGACTGTACGTCTGCACCACCCTTACGAGCTGTCTTTACAGATTCTAGAAGTGCCTTGCCTTGCTCGGACTGCATAAAGTTTAGACCAAATGATCCCTTACCAGCCTGAACGCCATAGCCAGTAGCCTGTGCTGCTCGCTCTTTATCCTTAATTTCACCAGCAGTTACACGTCCAGAGAATTCAGCATACTTTCTAAGGGCTGACTCGCTTGTGCCTAGAGCTTCAGCTGTCTTCATTGCTTCTGCTCTTACGTTATCTAGATTAGTCTTGATTGCTACGAATGCCCCGACTAATGCACCGATGGCACCCACAGCAATAGCTGCCTGTGGTGGCATAGCTGTTAGCATTGGGCCGAGTGTTGAGAATGCTATTACTGCTGGACCGACAGACTGTGCAAAGTTTCCAAGATCTCCACCAGCCATAGACATCATACCGACAGCTGTAGACGCAACAGCACCAACTGAACCAATTGCTGCAGCTCGCTTTTGTCTCTTCTGTCGTGCTAAATCTTTTCTGTTTCTTGCTTCTTCATCAATCTGTGATCTCTCATAGTCAATGAGTTCTCTTCTACTTAATACCTTTGATGGGTCTACAGATACTGGACCAGTTTCTCCTGCAGCTGACATACGAGCTGCTTCTGTTTCTAGAGCTGCCGCCATCTTTTCTCGTGCAACGACTACACGCTGTGCAGCTGCATCTGCTTCGGCCTGGTGTCTACCCTCAAGGTCAAGCATTTTATCTAGATCGTTAAGCTTGTTATCAATTACAGCAGCTAGTCTTGGTGCTTTTCCACGTACCCAGTCGAGTCCACCAGAAAGTTTTGCAGCAATTCTATCTGCCGTTGGGCTACCAGAGCCATCGAGCATTCCAGACTCACGCTGTGCACGCCTAGTTGCGTTCTCAACATCTGTCATTGCAACTTCACCAGTTACAAGCTTTGCTGGCTTTCTTGTTGGAACAGCAACTGGTACTGGCCCAACAGAAGACGATATACCAAGTCGTTTATCTTCTTCTATCTGAGCAGCTCTTACCTCTTCACGAACACGCCTTGCAGCCTCAGCGTCAATCTTTCCACCAGCAGCTTTTCCTGCATCCTTGATGTCACCAGAGCCAGACTCAACACCCTCTTCAAGACCAGCTACAAGATTTTCTCCAGCCTTCTTCATTCTCTTTGATGGAGACTGCATCTGTCCAGACTCTTCTACAGAATCTACAAGTTCTTCTTTTAGCTTTTCTATCTCGCTAACAGATCCAGAAGCTGACTTGGTATCACTAGATCTATTTGCTACCCCACCAGCTCTAAGTGCTGCATCTGCCTGTGCTCTTCTTTCAGGATCGTCGCCAACCCAGTCTTCGATTTGTTTTCTTCCAGTTATGTTTGCACGTACCTGGGTTATCTTTTCCTTGGCTTTATCAAATACAGGTCTTAGCTTGCCATCTGGATTAATATTAGCATCTGCCTCTGCATAAACATCTTCCATAGACATAAACTTCGATGTATCAATTCCTCGATCTTGTAGTTTCTTGAGATCTTCTCTTGAATCTACAATCTTCTCAATACCATCCTGTTGGTGTCTCTGTACTATTGCAACAACATCTGCATCGTAAGCCTCTAGCTCACGTACTAGCTCTTCGTCATTTATGTCTCCCTGGCCATGCTTCTTAACAGACTCTGACCATCCAGACTTTGAGTCATATTTCGTGTAGTCTGCAAGAACTTCACCAATATCTGCACCAGGATTGCTTCCAGTTGTACGGGCCTGATCCTTGTTGATCTTTGCACCGCCAGCTCTAGTCTTTCCAGTTTTTGCTGAGAATGATACGGCATCTTCTAAACCATTCTCTACTAGGAATGTTGCAAGATCTTTAAAACCAGCAGTACCAGAGCCGCCAATCTTATCTTTAGCAGCAACAAGTTGTGATGGTGTAAGAGAGACTCCAGCGTCTGCGTGGAGCTGCTCAGTCTTTAACCTGTCTGGTCTTGTTCTTGTGTCAATCTCTGCCATGATGTCTTGGCCAGAAGGTGACTCCTTAAAGGCATCCTTCATGCCACCCTCAGACTTGACTCCAGCAGCTATATGCTTTTCAAACTCTGCCTTATATCTAGATACAAGCTCTCCATTATTTTTCTTTCTTGCTACAGAAATTCGTCTAAAAGATAATTCCTCAAGATTAGATTTTGTTTTATTAATCTTTCCTGGGGCTAGCTCGTCTGGAACGTTAGCTAGAGTATTGTTTACCCAAGATCTGTCTTCTTCTAGGAATGTTTCGCCAACTCTATCAGTACCGAGCGTAAATCCTGGAATTGTTCCAGCTATAATTCCTTGAATTAGTCCACGGTACTGCTCTGCCTTATCTGCAGGGATAACCGCTTCTCCAGGAGAAAGCATTGCAGGTACAACATCGCCAGCACCCTTTGGACCAGGAACACTGTATGCTCCCTTTGCGTACTTCTTTGTTCCAGCACCACCTGGCATTGGTGCACCAGGCATCATTGGACGCTGTACTCCTTGAATAGCAACAGCTGCGTTTCTGTATGCTGCAGCCAAAGCCTGTACGGCTGTAGCCTCTGATGTAAATGTCTGAACTAGCGACTGATGTGTCTGGTTTAGTGATGCCGCAACAGATGCCGCCTCTAGCTGTTCCTGAGTCATGTACTGAGTGTTTAGACCAAGTGTTGTAGACTGACCGCTAAGCTTACCGAATAGTCCACCCATTACACCAAACATCTTGATGATGTTAGCAATACCGTTGGCCATTAGACCAAATGTCATGAGTAGGATTGGACCAAGACCTGCAATTGCAGCTACTGCAACTGTCAGGAACTGCTTTGCACCCTCACCCATGTTGTCAAACGACTTAAGAATTCCAGTACCCCACTCAATAATTGGAGTTACGGCCTTGAGGAATGCTTCACCAATTGGTGCTAGAGATGCCTTAAGGTCTTCCATTACCTTCTGGAACTTGTACATTGGAGAATCTTCGATTCGCTTCATTTCTCGTTCAGCCAAGATTGCAAGCTCTTGTGTTGAAGCGTTGGTTAGCTCTAGGACTCTGGATGCCTGACTACCCTCTGCGATTACGTTCTGGAATAGTGTTGACATACGGGCAAACTGGAACTTACCAAATAGTGTCTCAATTGCCTTAGCTCTGTCAATACTTGTTAGTGTGTCTAGCTCAGTTGCTAGACCAGTAACCATGTTCTTTACGTTTCCAGCGTTGTTATCGACAATAGCCTTAAGGTTAATACCCATACCAGCAAGCTGATCTGTAGCTTCCTTAGTTGGGTTAATCATCGAAGCAAGACCAGACTTTAGTGCGTTTGCACCTTCTGCTGCATCGATTCCACCTTCCTTCATAGCTGTAAGGAAGAAGGCCAAGTCTTCTACATCTCCACCAAGCTGCTGTACGACTGGACCAGCCTTAGGGATTGCCTCTGTAAGGTCTTCAATGGATGTGACTGTCTGGTTTTCAACTGCGTTAAGGAAGTTAATCTTTCCAGATAGTTGATCTGCTGCTACACCAAATGCGTTAGTAAGTGATGTTGTTGTTTCTAGTGCTGCTGACTGTTCTACCCCACCAAGTACGGCAAGCTTGTTTGCCTCTGTTACCTGAGCAATTAGGTCTGCACCCTGCTTACCCATTGCAGCAGCATCTGCAGCAAGAGCCATAGTCTTCTCTACGGATACGCCGTACTTAGTAAATTCACCAGATAGTTCACGGATTTGTTCAATCATCTTGTCAGTCTGATCTGATGGGGTCATGCTATCGCCGTATACACGCTTAAATCTAAGAGCCTGCTCTTCGATCTTCATGAACTCTCTAGATGCTGTTGCACCGAAGATTGTTAGTGGTACCGTAAAACCAACCATGAGCTGACGACCAGCCCACTGAGTATTCTTACCAAAGTTAAGTAGGTTTGTTGAGCCCTGCTTAAGTAGCTGATTAAGTAGCTGTTGCTTTTGAGCTGTAATGGCTACCTTGGTTCCAAGGTCTTCCATGTCAAGTGCAAGAGGTCTTACAGAGATTGCCTTCATTGCACCGTTAGCATCACGGCCAAGCTTAATGTATTGAGTCTGTAGGGTCTTTACTCGTTCACGAGCAACCTTTTCAATTGTGTCAAACTCTGTGCGGAATAGTCTTCCGAAACCTTCTGTTGCACCCATGGCATACTTGAAGTATTGCCCCATGGACATTTTGTTCTTTTCAAGTGCAGTAGTGAATGACTCTGTACTTGTAGAAACTGTCTGCATTGTTGCAGAGAATTTGCCTGTAGCATTAATTGAGTTTACAAGCTGTTGCTGTAGCAGTGCAGCTTCCTGGGCGGCCTTGGCACTGCCCTTGGACATGGCTTGGTGAAAGGCTGATATCTCTGCCTGAAGTCGTTTGATAGAAGCTAATGCCTGGTTAGCATTAATATTAATATCAATATTTGACTCGATATCAGCCATTCAATTTACACCTCGTGATTAGTTGAGAAGACTTGCAACTTCTCCGAGCTTCACGCCAGAAGCCTCTTCGACAATCTTATAGACCGTAGGTAGGTCTAGATTGTCTTCCAGTGCCTTGCGGTCATCCGCTAGCTCTGGTGCGTACTGCTGCATTGCGATCTGAACGCATTCCATTAGTACTGTTGTTGATTTATCGTTATCGTCTGCAACCTTTGCAATATCCTCAAACTTCTTCATGAATAGACGAAGAAGAGAAATCTTAAGTGGTCGTACAGTAATTTCAGTTCCATCGATTAGTGTAATTGTTTTTGCTTCGCTGACTGATGTAGTCATAGTAATGTCCTCCTAATAGGCTTTAATCAATTATAACATAGAGACTTTATTTGTTTTTACCAAAAGGTTGTGATCCAGTAGCAGAAACGTTTTCGTATCCAAGTCCCATACCGATACCGAAGCCAGCCTTAGCTGCATTCGCTCCTTGTAATGCTACCACATCACTAGGGTCTCCAGTCTTTCCACCACTGAATACCCTGGCCTTCATTTCTTCCCATGCATTTGTTTTTCCAGAGTCTTTATCTAAATCGACTCCTTGAATCGCAGCAAGAAACTTTTTCTCTTCATAATCAAGATCTCTCTTTGATCCAAGAGTAGCTATGATTTCTGGCATAGACATTGATAGCTCTAGCTCAGCATAGTCTTTCCATTTGCCAACAAGGAAGATCTCGGATTCTAGCTTTGCTAGATCAAGGTCTGCCCATGTCTGTCCTTTTGAAGTTGCATCCTTTGCAACTGTTTCATCTGGCTCACTGTTTAATTTAATTCCAGCAGCGATGTCTATTAGCTTGTATACGTTTGGCATGTCCATATTGTCTTCTATACCAATACGTGTGCTTATCTCTGGCTTGAATTGCTTCATGGCTATTGCTGCACATTCCGCCAAAAAGTGCATAGCTTCATCATCATCAGAAGCTGTTTTTACAAACTCAAACATAGTCATAAACTCACGCAGATATTTAATCTTAAGCGGAATGATCTCTAGTTCTGTTCCGTCAATCAGGTTCACTGTGCCCTGATTATATATTTTGGTAGCCATTAGTACAGTATAGCAAAATAGAGCTGCCCAAGCAACTTAATGCTTGGGCAGCCCCAATGTGTACTTCGCTTATTTATTAGGAAATAAGAGAGAGAGTACGGTCTACGATCTTACCGTAAGAAGCAGAGTCGTTTGGAAGGAGTCGGAAAGACACCTCAAACATAGTTGCTTCGTCACGCTTTGCAGATACTGTAACGCTCTCGATTGAGAGTGCACGGTATGCAACGTAGATACGCTCGATAGACTCGGACGCAGCACAGTCACCTGTACCTGGACCAACTGCTACGAGACCACGCTCTACAGGACATTCACCGATGTCACCAGCGGAAAGGTTAAGAGCTGCATTTCCTGCACCCCAACCAGAACCAATGGTAGCAAGGTCTGAATCCTGACCAGCTAGAGAGAAGAGTAGGTTTTCGAGAGTTGCCTCAGCGAATGCAGTGTTAAGGTTAACCTGCATACCCTGCTTGTAAAGCTTGGCAACGTCAAGAACCTGGTCAACCTGAACTTCACCGAAGTCAGGCTGGAACTGGATCTCTAGACCGTTAGATGTGTAACCAACGTTACGGAAGTCAGCGTCGCTGGAGAGAGTCTCCTTGAACGATACGTCCTCAACGAGTGCTGGAAGATCTGCATCCGAAAGGGTGCTAGCTCCGCCAACTGGCTCATATGTAAAAAGTGCTGCTGCACCAACAATGATGTTTGCACTTTGACCACGTGTATATGCCATAATTTTTTCACCTCATTTTTCTATTAGGAATAATGGGCGATGTTTCCTCGTTATAAGTATAGCATGCGTTTTTAATTAATTATAATCCCTGACATGGTAGTCATAGTCTATAATAATCTTGTTTCCAGCATAAGTTCTTGCGGTACCGAAATCAACAATGTCTCGTGTCTCTTCAAGCTGGTATATCTTAATGCTGTGGAAGAAAACTGGCTTAAACTCTCTAGCTAGATTGCCAGTACCAAATGTAATTGTATTACCGACAGCCTTGCTAGCAATCCATGCGTTTAGCTCTTGTGCTGATTCGTCTCCTCGGTCAAGAAGATCTGCTACAACCTGTGATGTTTCTATTAGTGCTTCTGGATCACTGTTCATCTTGTAGAAGTAGTAAAGTAGCTGTTCGCACTTAATGTGTGGGAATGGACCTCTACGCATTTTAAACATTCTGTCATATACCCCGAAAACATCGTTAGCGGCAGCAGGGAATGTTTCTGTAAGAGCATTAATGTCGGTTGGCAGGGTTGGGAAAAACTTAAGCGAGCTTGAGAACCTATCTGGCAAGCGGTCGCCAATCTTCTCTGAAAGGTACTCGTTAATGAGTACTGGTGGGTAAGTAATAGCCATTAGTTAGAACTCCTAGTCATCCAATTATACCCTACTTTAAGTCCAACAGATCTTCCACCCTTTTTACCTTGCTGAAGATTAGTTTTAAAGTCTACTGGGTTTCCTAGGTTTCTCAAAATACCGCTAGAAGACAGTATTGCCTGAGACATGTAGCTAGAGAAGAACTGCTTAAGTGTTCTCTCAAACTCCCCCTCTACCATTGGACCACCTGGATCTGTAATGGTAACTGGCTTCCTTGTAAATACCTTCTCGCCATTGTCATCAAAAGCTAGCACTGTTGACTCTTTTGGTGCGACTCTTAGTGTTACACCGTTTTCCATAATCTGTGCCTTGTTGTAGAACGGAACCTTAGACCCACGCTGTACAGATAGTGATTGAGTAAGTGTTGAGTTAATTGACAAACCAGAGCTATTCGCTACGTATGATATATCAAATAGTCTTGCGTCTGGGCTACCAACCTGGTACCATTCATAAACGTGGTGTAGTGATTGTGGGTTAACTCTGGCACTAGCATCTATATAGTTGCATATCATTTCTGATACCTCGGCACCTAGACCCTTAAGCATTTGAACTTTACCTCTTTGGGCACCTTCAATAAAGCCTATTGCGTAGTCGAGGATGTTGTTCATGTCTGACATGAACCGCTTGTCATCTAGTGTTGGTATCATACGTCCACTGCTTGGTTCTCGGATCTGCGTAGTATTAGCTTATAAAAGTCTACCGTTCCAAAAGGACCAATGTGTGGCTCTTGTGTTGCTACTTCAAAGATTGTAGACTTGCCAACACGAGGACCAGATGTTTCTATATATATTTCATTAGATATACGATCTCTAATGTTTGTTACAATAACATTGGTAATTGAGCTCATATTCTCATTACTAGAGATACGAAGGTCTGACTTTATTCTACCCAGAACTAGCTTATCCTGGGTAATGTTTACGTTTGGAACAATCTCTTCTTTTGTAGAGGATCCAGCTGGAGAAAAGTTTCCAACAATTGTTTTATCTAGAATCCATGTCTTGGTCACGTTGCCATAAGCACTTTGCTCTACTATTGGATAGTAGACATCTGCTTGCATTGGAAAGATTACTGTTGGAGTTTCGCAAATCATTACAGAACTCCGACGGTAGTAATAGACTTAGAATACTTAGAAAGTATCTTATCTACAATGATGTTTCCTGTTCCCTCAAATACTCGTGTGTCAAACTTCAACTTAAACTGGTCTGTGTCGTATCCAGTAACATATGACTTCCAGTAGTCAAGTCTTCCACAGGCTAGATCATCAATTAGAAGTTCTGTTGCACGCTCAATATCTTTTGGCAATCTCTTATACCCAGAAAGAACTAGAATTTCATAGTCATAACCATTCTTAAATGTTCCAAACCGACTATAGCCTGCACCAACATAGTCTGATGATCCAGCTGGTAGCACAATCGGTGCACCCTCATTGCGATTTAGTTCGCCAGCATAAGACATAACGATTGCCGAGTTGTCCTTAGTTACCACAAAGTCAAGAACAAAAGCATTTTCTAGATTGTGATCGTATATTAAAACATTGTTTTCTTTTACCTGTAGAACTTGCTTTACATCTTTCCAGATAGGCATATAGTCTGCACCGATACCAGCATGTTCAATGTACTCTTTCTTGTAGTAAAAACCTTCTTGAATTACAGAGTCAATAATGGCTCTTGCGATTTCCTCGTTCTTAGTGTATGCTGCAATCTCTGATGCAGTTGTTAGTCCTGGCACAGCAGTTGGATCGGAGTATGGGCGGACTACGTCTACCTCATACTCGTCTCCACCTACAGTTATAAAGTATGACCCATCGTAGTCAGATGGCAAAGGCACAACAACCTTTGAACCTGAAGTAGAAACGATGTATGAAGATGTAATTGAGTGATCCGTCATATCCTCGATAGTAACGTGGTACTGTGATGATGCATTAGCAACATCAAATGTCACCTGTACGTTATATGGTGGAACTCTCAGTATCTCCATGTTATAGACCAAACTCCTGTGCTACTTCTTGTGGCGATGCAATACGGATGTGGTTACGTGTAGACCACTTCTCTGACTGCTCTTTAGATACGATATTGTATCCCTTGACTACCTTGCCAACACCAGGCCAGTCAACATTCTTGGTTGAAAATACAGCTACTTTGTTGTCTACAACAGTTTTGGTTGGGACATTGTTGTTATCTGCATTTGGGGAGCCAATTGCCCCATTGTTGGTCACAGCTACAGAACCCTTTTTATTGGTTTTACCCTCACGAGTTGTAGTTGATGAACCGATTACCGAGCTCTCAGTTGAGCTATCTACGGTAGAAGGCATACCCTTTGTCTTTGACTTAATGGTTAGATCTTCTGACATTATTTCTCCTTTATCTATATTATCATACATATACGCAAAAGAGGGCA